TACTGTTAAAATCAGCTAAATCACTGGAACCAGAGACTTTAAGATATTCTATCGGGTATCAAGTCATGGCTAAATAATCAACTAGCAATTCGGGTTTTTCTATATAATCTTTCAAACGCTTTGAAGATTTATCAGATAATTCTCCCTCACTTTCTAATTCCTTATTGATGATTTCAGCTAAATTTTTGTAAGCTTCCGTCTGTTTTTCTATGGCTTTAAGCGCGAGTACTTTTTCCTCTTTGATTTTGCTTTCTGACATATATAATCACCTCTTATAAATGAGATAGAATCGACAATTACATTATAACTCTTCGGTTACTAAATTACAATAAAACAAATTTTAAATTACTTTGTTATTAAAAAACAACATTATAAATTGATGTAATTTTTTATACCCATAGCCTCTATTGATTCTGCTCCTAAATATTTAATTTATTGTGAATATTTTATGCCGTACTACCTGTATCAGCTTGTACTTTTTTAATATAAAAAACTCTATCCTAGCGACAGAGGTAAATACTTTAAAACTAACATTTAAATGAGCTGTTTTATAAAAAGGGGCTACAAAGGGGCATTATGGTTCTTGCTGGACTCGAACCAGCGACCGAACGGTTAGCTACCAACTGAGCTAAAGAACCAAAATATGACAATCTGCAGCACATATCTTGGTTATTATATTAGATATATGTGGACGGAACTGCAGATTATCAAAGATACTGTAAAAGAAATCAATTTCTCATCCACTAAATACGTTATAACATACTACTATAAATAATTGACAATTGTCTGAAAAATTGATAATATTTAAATTGTTAGTACTTCTTATTTTTTGCATATACTAAATTTTTTCTGAATTTGTACTAACACTCACCATCCTCTAGTTGGACTCCTTGAAGTCATCCAGCTAGAGCTTTTTTATTTGAAAAAAGCCACTCCGAAGAATGGCTTGACTCTAGGAATAGGATGAAATCTCACAAACATCCCGACTATATTATAGCACAAAAAAAGCGCCCCAGTTAGGAGAGGGACGCTTAGGAATGAATTTATGAAAAAATTTTTTTGGAATATAAAAATTATATAACTTTCCGTTTCCTTTGTAAAGAAAAACGCCCTCGCTTTGGAAAAGGGCGCTTTATCTCTTCATAAACACTTAGCTATTTGTATTTGTAATTGGAATAGCATTTACGATAAGGATATTATACTAATTTATCTTAAGAAAAACAGTAACATTTATTAACAAAAAAAGCCTGACCGAAGCCAGGCATGATTGTTAATAATTTAGTGTTTGACCAGCATAAATCAAATTAGGATTTGAAATACCATTCATTGAAACTAAACTTTGAACTGTTGTTCCTAAACGACTGGCAATTGATGAAAGATTATCGCCAGAGTGTACAGTGTAAGTTCGTGCTGTAGCCCCATATTGACCGCCTGTGAAGCGAATAACCTGACCAGTATAAATCATGTTTGGATTAGATAAACTGTTCTGACGTGCTAATTCTTGCCAGTTGGTTCCCCAATTTGAAGCAATGCCACTAAGTGTATCACCTTGTTTTACAATATAACTTTTTGCGGGTGTCGTTGGCTGGCTTGTAGAAGCATCAATAGTTTCCACATCATGAACGGATAACCAGCTCATAATACCATCAAGCAAGACAGTATCTCCATTCTTCTGGATGATTTTATGTGGTTGACCTTTTACCCATTGAGGAATTGTTTCTCCTGTGGCATAATTCTTAGCGCCAAAGTTTACTTTAACCGTCATTCCAACTTCTACATCGTTTCCTTTAACTTCATTGGCTTCTTTACCATTTTCAATGGCCGGTGTAGCAGTATCGGGTTTAACTTCTTGGCCTTGCTGTTTTCCGTATCCATTATCTGTGATTCCAGTTAAATCAACATTTCCATCAAGTCCGCCAGCAACATAAGTTGATGTGAACTGGAATACTGAAATTCCGTCCATACTTGGGAAGAAGCTATAGTTTGGAACTGGTGTTACTTCATAATTTGGATATGCCGCAATCCATAGTGAGTTAGGAAACTCTTTTATGATTCTCTTATAGTCTACATGCTTCAACGTGTAAGGCTTGTAAGAGTAATACATTGGAGTATATCCTGCAGCTTTTACACGTCGCATTCCGTAAAGAATCGCATCAGTATTTGTTTGGATTTCCCAAGGTGTACTTGCATAAATTGGTTTTCCGTTGCTGTCGTATCCTGTCAGAATTGATGCCGCAGCTCCACTTTCATAATCCAAAGCTACAATAGAGTTTTTAGGAGTTTGAATTCGTGGCAAATAACGGTCAAGTGCTGCTTTTGCGACTGCTTGCGAATTTCCGACTTGATACCAAATATAAGTGTGCGCTCGTTTGCCCTGAGCAATTGCGGATGCGACTTGTGTTGAATAAGGCGCTTGGTCAACGAATAAACCGCCATAAGTTCCACCAACTTGACTAAGTGCAAACTTATCATGGCCATAACCAAAATTCCCATAATCTCCATTATATTTTGACCAGTCCACCCCTTGGTCACCGACTGCCGCAAATACAGGTCCACTTGATGCGACAACAAAGAAAGCTACCATTCCAATGGCAGCCTTTTTAATTACTTTTTTCATTTATTTTCCTCTGATTTATCTTTATTTAAGACTCTATCACTATCTCCTAGACCACTGGTCGTTGGGTCAGAAACAACTCCAACAATTGCTAATAGCGCAAAAGCAGCATTAACCACTGCAGCAAGTTGTTGATTTAAAATAACAAAGTCCCACTTATAGCCAAATGGCGCTCCTATAGCTTGTATTAGCAAGAATAGAGCAGGTAGTAAAGCTAACCAAAAAGCTTTGCTTTTTAAACGTAATTTCCAATTGATTTGATTCATTTTACTCTCCTATTTTTTATATTTTTATGCAGTCCGTTTCCAATAATATATTGTCGTTGAACCAATTACTGCTGAACCGATATTTTCCCATTTGCCTGTAGAATATCCTGATGACAAATTTGAGTTATTTGTGACTACTGAGCCAACTGGGTGTGCTTGAGCGCAATCTATGCCTATAACTGCAGGATTGAGTGAGCCAGTAGCACTATCAATTGATACTAACCCCATTGGTAACCATTTGTAATCAGAAACTTTCTTATTAGGTTTAATGATATTACTAAAACCTACATACTTCGGATAGTCAGCAGTTGTGACTTCCCTAGATGAGGGCATGTATGGAGTTGCGATTGAACCCTCTTCTTGTTTTGGTTTTCTAACCCTAACCGTGAAACTTCCCTCACTAGGACCAGTAAATTTAGCCATAATGGCTGCTTGCGTACCAACAGCAGGGTCTTCATACGGAGGTATCGTTGAAGTTTGTGTTATTCTTATCCATTGGTTCAGCGTTTTGCTAGGGTCTTTAGGTAAATCAATAGTGCATATAAGTTTCCATGAGTTTATTCCTCCACCACTAGTATAACGCTGTCCAATCCAAAGTCCACTAATGGTTGTTCCAGCAGGAGCATTCCAACTTGTGAACATAACGTCCATACTAATTGTATATTTATCGTTGGGTTTATAATCTCTAGGATTAATAGAGAAACCATCTTTTAAGTCTTTAGCAAACCATTTATTAGTTCCCTTTATTGTAACTTCTCCATAGCCATTTTCTACTTTGTCGAAATTTTTAAAGAACCCATCTTTGGTTTTGGCTGAACTATTAACTAACAAATTCAAATTCGGATAAACAGTTGTGAAACCGTCCGTACCGTCTGCGCTATTAGCGTATGCTATTGTATTTATAACTCCATCAGTTGTTGAAGTACCTCCATTTGCAATAGGAAGTACACCTGAAACTCCAATATTAGTTACATCAGCAGTACCATCAAAGTTTTGAAACGATGACGCTTGAAGATTTACCCCAAGTTTTCTAGCTGTTGCCAGTTTACTTGAGCTAACTGCATTGCCATTAAGTGGTAAACTGTTTGCTTGTGCTTCGGTAGCCTTTGCTATTGCATTTTTGGCTTCAGTTTCAGCTTGTTTTGCTGTTTCTTGAGCAGTTGTTACATTTTTATTTGTGATTGATAAATCTGATTGTTCAGCTTTTGTTGAAATTGCAACAACTTGTTTGTCAACAGTAGCTTGTAAGTTGTCTAAATCCGTTTGATTGGCTTTTGTTGAAATAGTCGCCGTTTGGTTATTAACAGTATGCTGTAAACTTTCTAAATCCGTTTGATTAGCTTTAGGGGCATAATCTCCATTACTCATTAGAGAAATATTACTTGTTAAAACCTTTACTGAATTTATTAGTTCAACTACTTCTAATTCACTGGCGTTACTTGCGATTGCGTCTAATAGCGATTTTATAGTAACTAAATTTTCAGGACTAACACCAAATGCTTCTACTTCATTTTTAAGCTCTGTCATTGCACTTTGTAAGCTCGTCATATCAGATAAATTCGCCTTAAGCTCAATATTGCTCTTGTTTGAATCAGTTTGAGCATGTAAATCATTCAACTCACTACGCAGTACTTGTGGCATATTTTCCAATAATAATTTTGTAAAATCATCAATCTTATTATTTACTTCTTGAGCTAAATCTGTAACTGTAGAATTATCTGATATAAATGTTAAATTCTTACTGACAATAACTTGTTCTGAACTTTCATTGAGAAGTATTAAATTTGATTTTATTAATCCTGATACTGTCATCTCAGTAGGAATTATAAGCGTGAATTCTCCCTTGGATATATCATTAGGAGTTAACATAATAAAACCTGATTGAGATTTATACATATATTGATAGGTTAATTTTACTGAATAACCTGTTAAGTCAAGTACAGAACCATTATCAGTTATCTTAAGAAGTAGCGTTCTTGCATTGACATCTCCCTCCATAATTTGAATGGGCTGTTCAAATGCCTGGTTAATCATATCCCATGTAATAGTTTGCTTTTTGAAATTATCTAAACTCATTGGGAACTCCTTTTAAAGTATTTTAGTAATGATATATCCAATAATAGTTACGGCAAGAGTAAGCATAAAGCCCCAAGCCCACTTATTATTGGCTTCCATTTTTTCTATAAGTTTTGCGTTTGATTGGGCTATTAAAAGTGCTCGTTCTGCTTTATCCCGGACTGTTTCATAGTTATCCAACTTTGTTTCAATTCGAGCTAATCGTTCGAGCACTTCTCGCCATGCTTGTTCCTCCATAACCCCTGCTTTCTAATTTAATAAATAAAAAGCAGTTCCTCGAGGTGCTCCACCAGTTCCTGTGACTGCAGGTCCCCACCAAACCACACGTCCAGTTGGTTCAATATCAATATGGAATGATTCAGTACCACTTGCCAAGTGACCAACTAAAGATACAGTAACTTCTGGTCTAAAATCAGGAATAATCCATGATGAACCGTCTCCGCCCATCTCTGCCCCATGTTTTACAGTGGTCATTGTTCCATAAAAACGTACCTCCACAAAATTTCCTTTTTTTGTTAGCCTAATGCTCATCCCGTTTCCGACATTAACATTAACTGTTTTTGTTGTTTTTATACCTCCAGTAATATTCAAGTTTTTTACTGTTGTATCTCCGGTAAATGTTTTATTTCCAGCGATTGATTCATCTCCAGTTTTATGAACAACATTTCCGCCACTAGTTAATTCAGAGTTGATTGCTTCCAAATCATCATTAATCGTTTCTGCTCCATTTTGCATGCCACGATATACTTTTTTAATACTAGCCATTTTCTTCTCCTATTTCTATTATTTGGGTAGTGTTGTTTTAAAAGCAACACTTTCTGACTTGTCGCTTTCAACATTGCCATTTATTTGACTAACCTGGACGTTGTATGATATGCCCGCCTTTAGATTTTCTAAATCAAATGACAGAAGTTTACTTCCGCCTATGGGTGTACCATCTAAATAAACCCGATACTTCATTTCATCCCAATCGTACTTGCTTGAGTTTGTACTAGAAACCGGGTTAGTATCAACGTAAGTTCCTACATACTTTGGCCAGTCAGCAGTTGTGACTTCGCTAGATGAGGGCATCCAAGGAGTCAGTTGGTCTTGTAATTCACTTTCACTTGGCATCCAAGTAGTTGCTACTGAACCTGACTCTAGTTTTGGCTTTCTAACTCTAATCGTGAAACTACCCTCTTTTGGACCAGCAAATTTGGTCAAAAAGCATGCTTCCGTGTTGACATCAGGGTTTTCATAAGGCGGTATCGTTGAAGGGTTTGTTATTCTTATCCATTGGTTCAGCATTTTGCTAGGGTCTTTAGGTAAATCAATAAAACATATACGCTTCCATGAGTTATTACCATATCGCTGACCTATCCAAAACTCGTCAAGATGTGTTCCAGCAGGGAGATTCCAACTTGTGAACATAACATCCATACTCATTGTATATTTATCGTTGGGTTTATAATCTCTAGGTTGAACGGAGAAACCATCCCACAGGTTTTTAGAAACATATGCATTAGTTCCCTTTATTGTTACTTCCCCATAGCCATTTTCTACTTTGTCGAAATCTTTAAAGAAGCCATCTTTGGTTTTGGCTGAACTGTTAACTAACAAATTCAAGTTAGGATAATTAGCGGTTAAACCGTCAGTAACAGTCGAACCCTCTTCCCACTTATGACCAGCCGTCCATAAAATTGAATCTGCACCTGAAGCATTTATTTCATATTTGGGATAAACAGTGTCACCAGCTTTCAAGGTTACTGTGAAGGAATCTCTTAACCAACCAAATGTATCACCAAGTAGTTTATTCGGTACTATAGTATTTGGGTTTCCACCATTTATAGAAACGTATCTATACATACTTGCTTTACTACCAGACCCTTTTACATAAGCTGAAAAAGTATAAACACCGTCTTTTGGAGCTTTAAATGTTTTATAAATACCATTCCATTGAGCGGTTCGTTTTTTAACAGTTAAGCCTTTATATGTTCCATCAGTTACCCAACTACTTGAATTTGTCCAAGTCCCACTAAAATCTTTAGTACCGTCTAACAAATTCAAATTCGGATAAACAGTTGTGAAACCGTCAGTGCCGTCTGCGCTGTTGGCATAGGCGGTATGTAAATAATTTTTATCTGCCATAGTATCCCCCGTTTTCCCATGAAACTTTTGCACTTGTAGAAGTGATATCATAAACAATTAGATTAGTTGGTGGCTTCACTTTTTCAACATAGCCTTTGATGATTGTTGCGCCCTCAATAACAAAACGCATAACCTCAGTTCCGTTGATTAACAACAGTTCGTTACCATTATTTACAACTTCTCCGCCCATTGCATAAACTGACGGAAGCTCAACATTGACTTTATTTCTGATATAGCTTAATGAAGAAGCTAGGTTATAAATTCGCTCTCCGCCAAATACTGGACCAGTATCAAATCCATTCGCTTCGGTTCCAATTGAATTTTTGTAATAAGTTACTTTCACATCCGGTTGATACTCTGAATCGTGCTCAATTACTACATTAAACCCGCTTGGAACTTTACGATAAATAATTTTATTGAGGTCTAAAACTTCCGCAAGTAACCGTCCTCCTGGATCAATTGATTCAAGGATTTCACGGTTTGCTTCCACAAACTGTTCCCAGCTATTTTTACCATCTTCAATATACTTATTAAAGATTCGATAAAGCTCTTTGAAAGTCCACCAATAGTTTGAGTCTTTGAAGGGTTGCGAATAAATGGATTTCTCAACAATATAGTGAAAAGTCCGAGTGGAGAATTGCTCAATCCACCGCCCGTCTTCTTGTTTTCTAAAGCTAAAATAAGCTTCATTTCGTCCAACCATTTGCAAAGCATTATCACTGGCAACATATTTCAGTGTTCCATTTTTAGCATCAAAGGAGACAACACTTTCTTCTGATACCCCTTGACCTGTGGCTTCTTGCGCCATTAAACAAAAGAACGGTTGCAGTCCCTCAAAACTCTTAGGTTGACCGTTCTCTACGATTTGAGCAACAATGGCTTGACTATTGACATCCGCATGTCTTAGCTTAACAATGCCAATATTGTTATTAGGCTCTGTGGTGGACAGTGTTATAAAATGTTCTGTCATAATAGACCCTTTCTAAAATTTGATATAATCTCTTGGATTCTTAAAGTGAGCGCTTGATGATGGCCAATATTGGTCCATGAATTGGAAGTGCAAATGTGGTCCAGTGACCGGGCCAGTCGCTCCCATAAGTCCAATTTGTTGGCCCTTTTTAACATTTTGACCCACAGAAACATCGATTCTGCTTTGATGTGCGTACCCTGTATAAAGTCCATCCGCATGCTTGATGACCGTGTAATTTCCATACCAGTTATAATAATTACTTCCCGCTTGGACCACTTGACCATCGCCAGAAGCTAAGATTGGAGTTGTTGGATTGCCATTAACCAAGTCCATAGCATTGTGAAATTCTTGCGCTCCGGTGATTGGACTCGTTCTCCAACCCATTTCACTTGTTACGGTAATAGGACTTGAAATTGGAGCAATATAACCTCCGCCACCGCTTGGGGTTTCAAGATTAACAAATTTGTTATACCATTCTTGGGCCCAAGTACTACGTTCAGGGTGTCCGTTTAAGGGACGTTCAAAGTTAGCTACAAAAGCTTGCGTTGCAGTATTGATATTGGTCAATGTCATGAATTGAGTCCAAGAATAAGGATAAGAGCTTGTCGCAATCCATTGGCCATTTGGTGAATGCCACATCAAGAGCTTGAATTGGGCTGTGATTGTGTCAGGATTGTCAGTCACTCCTGCTCGTGTCATGAGGTTAATCATATAAACACGTCCAGAGCTAGCGCCAGAACTATCCGTCCATTGCCAAACCCCATAACCGAAACCAGGACGTCCGCCACCCTCGTCAGCCGTTGGGTTAGCGTCAGATTCACCCTGCGCATTCCCAAGTAAAGCAGCTGCAGCTTGTTTAGAGAAATCAGCTCCAATCGCCATTGCCCAAATTTGCCAGTAGCGTTTATCACGATCACTTGTGACTTCTGGTGGGTATTGACCATTCCAGCCTGTATCTCCGCCTCCTGTATTTCCTCCACCATTAGTATCAATTTTTGTTCCGTTGACATAGAGTTCTTTGGTATTAGTTTTACCGCTAATTGTTAAATTTCCATCAACTTTTACTTCTCCGTAAAGATTTAATTTGCGATTTTCAGCCGTACTGTCTTTGGGAATTTCTAAAACATTTAAAAGCGCTCCGTTGTTTCCCTTTGATGACAAGGCGAAAGAATAACCATGATTTTGAATTGCATTAATCCCTTGGAGTTGTCCGCCTGTATAAGTTGGCGCAAAAGCAAACATCTCATTTTCGGACGACCCATTTCTTTTAATAAAACGAATTTTCCCTTGGTCAAGTTCAATAATGAAGTCATGATGAACTGAACGAATCTTGACCCCTTGCAAAACTCCGGCATTAATAAAGTTAGCATTGAAAGTCCCATCAAGTGTCCATGCAGTATTACTTTTGCCATTATGAACATCTTGAATTGTCGTCCATTGACCTTTTTTACATTGCTTGAAAGATATTCCAGCATTATTTTGAATCATGAAATACTGTGAATCTTGAATCCTTGGGCCATCCATAAAGACTTGCTCATAGGTCTCTCTTGATTGTGATACACCAGCTTCAATTCCGTTGACCATGTAAATCGAGCCACCGTTCGCACCAGCACCTCGCATAATATCGTCTTGATACTTTCCAATTTCTGTGGAGTCATAAAATGTCATTTTATTATTATCAAGGTCAGAGATATTGCTTTGAACTTGTGACAACTGGCGATTAATTGAGTTTCCACTTAAATTATCGCCTAGACTAGCTTGCACTCGCCCATTAACATGGTCAGTAACTACTTTAAAGACTCTGGTTTGGTAGTGATAATTTCGGTCTCCTCTGTGGATTGAAACAGTATTTCCAATTGAATCACTGCCTAATATCTCAGTACTAAACTGAACAAGTGGCCGGCAGTAATAAGCCAGTTGGTCATAGGTCTTTTGTAAAAGTTCGCTTGCATCTTCCACATCATCAAAGACAACAACCGTTTTACGTGGTAACATTTTTCCGTTTGATGGAATGCCATATTCTTTCGTCATTTCTGGATATTCAATCCAATTTTGACCTTTAGGCTTATCAAGTGGTTTACCATTTGACTTTCTCCACTCGACATCTGAAAACTCAAGTCTTCGTCCGTATCCGTCCCCAACTTCTTCACCTTTTCCACGTCCAATTAGGGCAGTGACAATATTTGTGCGGTCTTGTTGGTGAACAATTTTTAGAACTTCTTCTCCATATTCAAATCGCTTATTGGTTATTTTCCCAATTTGGTTATAGCAGTTAATGATTTTTTTAGTAATCTTATTTCCTGTAATTTCAATTGAAAAGGTAAACTCTGCACCTAACTCTTGTAGAGCTTTTAGAGCTTCACGCATGGAAGTATAGTAGAAGGTGCTGGAAACTGTTTTAATCGGTTCACAGACACCTAATACCCAGTCACAACCTGAATCAGATAAAAGCTGATTAATCACATAAGAAAAAGACCTATTTTTAGGTCTTATATCTTTAATGATAAAATTATCCAGTTCATCGACGGCGAAATTTATCGCTTCAAATGAAAGTAAATTATCTTCATCTTTTGCGGTTAAAATTCGATATAAAGAAAACTCTTGTTCTTTCGTATCATTGACTGCAATATAGCTGGCATCTTTAATTGTTTCATCAAAATGTAAAGAAACTGAAAGTGTGTCATTCATTAATTCAGAAGCGTTAGTTGTGATTTCTTTTGTCTGAACACATTCTATGAATTCATCGGAATCATAACTTTTGATGACTTGTTGCATCTTATCTAAAAATAAGATATTACTCACTAAAGTACCGCCTTTCTATATTGAATCGTTAACTCATAGTTTGAACTTGAAAAATCTGTTCCAGTTGTCAATCTGATATTTTTAAAATCTGAATCAAGGTTTAAGAGGTTATTGTTTACTTTTCCATTAAGAAAAGTATCGCCTGATTGGAAATCAAATTCCAATAGGTCACCTTTTTTAGCCTGTGATGATTTCAAGCGATAATTTCCGTCAGTTGCAAGTAAACCCTCTGTCAATAACTTGAATGACAGTTTATCTGGTTTCACTGGATAAGGCAAAACTTCAATGACTTTATTTTTTACATTTTGAATTTTTCCATGTTTAAATGGATCACTACAAAGGACAGTAAAACTTGAAATGATTGAATTAGTATCTCCAGGCACATTGTCTGCAGTCTGGAACCGACCATAAAAAGTATATTCCAGATCATCATGAAAGATAATAGGGACATCTTCTTGACGAATCAAGAATGCTTTTAAAGTATCAAACTTTTCTTGTAATACTCGAGGGTCCCTATCCTCAAGCTTATATTTTATCGTCAGCTCCCGAGGAGGATATTTCACATTGGTGATTACTCCTCCCACTTGCATTTCTTGTGATTCAAAGCTGAGAGAATACATCTCTCGCCCCTCTACAGTCAATGTTTGATAACCTTCTATGAGCTCCTCTAACCAAGTCCCATCATAACTCATGGCGCTGGTTGGAATAAAAGGAAGGTTGCGATAATGCTTCTGTTTTGTCGTATCTCTAAACTTGTACACTTCTACCTCCTGACTAGAATTTATTCATCATGATGTTTTGCCAACCTTGAACGCCTGAAATATCTTCAACAAAAGCTTTATATTCTTGGCTTCCGAGTTTTAAGGTTACATAAGCCGGCTGTTTTCCTTGGTTAAGATTCACATCATGAGAAACTTGACTACTGATTGAGCGATTAGCTGCCGCAACATTTGCCCCAATATCCACAGAATAGTCAGAATTAATTGCGTTGGCAATCATGTCACCCATTCCTGAAACATTGGATTGAACATCACGGAAACCTCCAGTTAAACCAGAATTCAAACCATTCATAATGGCATTACCAGCGGGAGTTAAAAGTTTTCTGTCGACACGGATTGGACCTTTATGTTTTTTAATCCAATCTCCAATTCCGCCAATAAACTTCATACCCGCTTCCCAGGCACTTTTTAGGCCTTTTACAAAACCATCAATAATAGCCTTACCAATGTCAAGAAGATTAATTTTAGATAAGCTGTCAAATATTCCTTTAACAGTATCAATGCCATTTTTTATCAAGTCTTTAGCTAATCCCATTACATTATCGAAAGTTCCGGTAATGTACTTTCCAAAAGCTCCGACAATTTGATTGATTCCATCTAAAGCGCCTTGCCAGTCTCCTGTAATAAGTGACCAAACAGTTTTTATTATCCCTTGGATAACATTCATCACTGTATCTATCACTAATTGGACTTGTTTAATAACGAACGTTACAACTGCCAAAATATTGTCTAAAGAACCAGAAAAAATATTTGAAATTAAAGCCCATGCTACCTGTACAATCCCTGAAATAACATTGCTCCAAATTTCCCAACCAGCTTGCATTTGTCCTAATACTAAAGAAACAACTGCTTGAATTGCGATCATTGCGACTTCAAATACACCTTGGATGACTCCCCATACTGTTTGAATTAAGTTCTGTATTCCTTGCTGGTTTTCATTAAACCATTGAGAAACTTGAGTAAATGTATTCGTTATGATACCAGAAATAAATTCAATAACTGGTTGTAAAAAGTCAGAAATAGACTGCCAAATTTGAATGACTGCATCTCTAAAACCTTTATTAGTGTCCCAAAGATTTTTGATTGCTAAAACCAAGGCAACAATTCCAGCTATTGCTAAAACATAAGGATTTGCGGTTAATGCAGCAAACAGAGTTCTTACAGCGCCAGCAACTTTTTGAAAAATAAGCATTCCGCCAACGATAGCTATTAAAGCTGTAAAACCTCCACCTAATCCTTTTAGTAAAGGAGTGAAAGGCTTTAAAATATTTCCTAGTTGAACAAAAGCAGTTATAATAGGTGGGAGTACTTTAGATAAAACAGAATTAATATTTTTAAAAGTATCAATTATAGATTGCTTCATGCCATCGAAAACTGTCGCAATACCATTTTTAAATCCATTATTTTGTAAGGCGGTATCAATCGTTTGCAGTACTCCAGTTATTCCGTTTACCACAGCATTTTTCATGTTAGTAAAAGATGTACCAATACCGCCAGTTGCCGTTCTTGCAGTTTGCGCAAATCCTTTAGCTCCACCGTCCAGTTCTACAAATCGCTTATTCAATTGTTCCATGGTAATGTCACCAGACTGAAGCTTGGCGTATAAATCACGTTCAGCGCTTTTACCCGTGAGACCAAATGATTTTGCAACCTGTGTTAAGGCATAAGGCATAGTTTCTTGAAGTGTTCGCCATGACATTAAATCAACTTTACCACTAGATAACATTTGACTATATTGCTGAACTCCTCGGCTTGCATCTGCAGCACTTGCGCCAGAAGATAGAAAAGAATCGTTAAGAGCGGTTGCTGTTTTAGCACCACCCGTTGCGCTTTTCTCTAAAATCGCAAAGCTTTGAGAGCTTTTCGTCAGTTCTTGAAGTGAAGTAGGCAATCCGTCGACACCTTTTTTTAGTACCTCGGTTGACTTAGCAACATCATCAGTAGAATAGCCCATTTGAGCCATTACTTTTGGATAGTTTTTTAAAGTATCAAAACGGTTAATTGCACCATCCAATGAACTTTTTACCACACTAATCGCAGAATCAACAAGTTTAAAAACCCCAACACCCTTAGCAATATCTAGGATAGAAGTATTTGTATTTTGTGAGTTCTTGTCCAATGTTCCCATTGAACTATCTGCTTTATTCATGGTTGAAGTGAAATTTTTATCAACAGCACTCAGAACCGCTTCTACACTATAAGATTCCATGTTTTTCCTCCTTTCTTACTTATTTGCTTTTTTCATGAGGTTAATTAGTTTTTTGTCCTTTTTAAAAGCACTGTCCGAAGTTTCGATTCCTAAAATATCATTTTCAAATTTTTCTTTATCAAAAAACTTCTTGAAGGTCGAATAAACTGGAACTTGCTTCTTACCTTGTTGCTTAGTTGATTGAACTTGCCAATTTGCCCATGCTTGTTGGTAAATAAATTCTTGCTCATCAAGTCTTTTTAGCCTATAAGCTTTCAGCCTTAATTCATACTCCGAAATGGTCATGCGCTCTATATCTCTTAGATTAGCAATTCCGAGATAACGCAAACAATTTAACTGAACTTGTTTATAGAGTTTGTCAAAATCTGTTATTTTAGATTTTTGCTGACTTCTTTCTCGAAGTTCAACGTTTTTTTCTTGGTAAATTCCGACTTTTTTAACTCTTCGAGTACTAAATCAAAAAGCATATCAATACCATTTTCTTCAATCCATTCAACTATCCATTTCTCAGAGACACGAGGATTTTCTGTTGCATTCGCAGTTTTTAGCATTTCAACAAGTGTTTCGATATCTCCGCTAAAGAAGTTCATCAAAGCATTATCTAAGCCGGCTTTTAAAGTCATCCCACGCTCTGTGACTTCATTTTTTTTATTCAATTCCTTAATGAATCGGTAACCAAAGATAAAAACATACTGTTTGTCATTAATTGTTAATTCCATTTTGATTTCTCCTTAAAAAATAAAGACTAGAGCGAATCTCTAGCCTTTTGTTTATAGTATTTAAATTGTCACTTCTACAACTGTACTCCAAGCAGAGCCAGTAATATTTTCAGCTTTATCCCCTAACAGTATCTTTGAAGACATACTGAACAACATTAGCTTGTTCAGTAGTTAGTGTGGCATAGCCCTTTTGAGGTTTACCGAACACTCCAAATTCTAAACTCAATTCAAGCGCATCTTCTGAGTTAGGTTCATAAGAGAAACTTGTAAGATAAGCACGATGATATTTCGCTTTGTACTTGCCTGTGTCTAATCCGCCAGTTGCTTTTTCAGCTTTATCAATTTCCCACACTTCAATAATTTCTGCATCATCAAACGCTTTGTCCATTTCGTCAAGATGTGGGTCACCATTTGCTGCAATAGATGTGGCAGACAAACTATATTCAACTTCTGCAAGAGCACCAACTGGTCCATCTTTAGTTGCTGTAGTGTTGTAATCTCGAGTTTTTTCATTCGAGTGTTCTGTTTGGAATGCAAGTTTCCAAGCGGCTTCTTTTGATGCTTTACTAAGCACACGATAGAGCAAGATAATATCTTTACCCTGTTTAGCTGTTAATTCTGCCATATTAAATCTCCTATCTTAGTCTAAATTCTAAGTTAATCAACGCTCTTTTAAGAGGTGTATGTGTTGTTGTATCGTCCAGCATTTGAATGGTACTTGCTTGTGAATTCAAAGCCCAAGAATAGCCATCTGTGGCACTTATATTCAATGCTTGATTAAATATATTGTTTGCCATGTCAGACGCTTCCTTGCGCTTCTTCTGTAAGCTCCAAACAGATAATGAGAGACTTACTGTCCCCTTGATATCCGTTTTATTTGGTTCATGAATGGTTTGAGTATTCTCCAATTCAACAAATGGATATCCCACTTCATTCATTGGCTTATAATCGTAAACGGTATATCCCAAGGCTTGTATTCGTTTGAACAATTCGTCAAAAATAGATTGGTCTCGAGTTTTAATCATTTGAGTAACCTTTCTAAATCTTTAATGAATACGCCTTTTTGCTCATTATAAGCTGGTTTTACAAAAGGTTGAGCAGATTGAAAACGAGTTCCATATTCAACGTATGCGGAATAATCTGTGTGTGGTCCAGCTTGTCCGCTGAATCCACCTTCTGTCAACTCCATTTTTATGGATCGCTTCATATATCCGGTATCAACTGGAGCGAGTTTCTGCATCTTCGCTGTCATATTTGAAGTGTTAGACTTTACAACTTGTTGAACATCCTTTAAAGAAGCTGCTTTTTCCAAATGCTTTATAAGCTGGTCAATCCCTTTAAAAGATAAGCTAGATTTCATTGACTTACCTCCTGCAAAATAAAAGTGTTTCGCTCACTTGGATTGCGGTAAGTCATTAAAGCCCACTTTTTATTATCAAACTCAATGTAATCATATTCTGGCATAGTAAAAAGGGGCATCATTCGCATGACTTTTGCCCCTTGTTTAATATCTCCAAAAATTTTTGCACTTCTGTCAGTTCCAATATCAGTGATATTTGCACTAAAAACAGTTCTGGTAGGCTCCTTTTCAACCCATTCGCCTAAATCAGAGTCATAATGGGAGTCAGGCGATTCTTTGATAAAAGTAACTTCATCTAAATATCTCAATACAATCTGAACCTCCCAATTTTTTTATTTCCTTCTGTTTCTTTAGATTTTCGCCATGATTCAATTTCATCGGCATACTCATCAAAATCAGATTCTGAAAATGTCATGCTTAATCCTTCTTGTGAGTAGGACTGCATGCCTTCTTGACCGATACGATTAAAACGCTTCAAGGAAACATCCAAAACAACATATTCTAGTTCTGGCGGTACTTCTTTAAGGTCAGAACCAAGAATAAGCAATAAACGTTCACGAGTGCATTTTTCGATTATTTCCAAGCGCTCATCCGATGAACCGCCTAAAAGCTTTTTTATTTCATAAGTGATAGCCATAAGCAACTCCTAATTTTGAAATCAAATCTTCTTTCTTATCGTTTTTTGTATATTCTATCCCTTTAGTTTCAAGAAGCTCTTTTAGCTGATTAACGGTAAGCGTCGTTAGTTCATCATTTTTCACTTGCTTGGTCGCATTTATGTTTTCATATTTATGCAAGTGGCGACTTAGTAGCCGTCCCATTATACACCAGGCGTAAATGTAACATTAACAACTTTTGTTAAATCATAGAGATATGCTGCGTAATGTTCATCTGCAGTAATTACGGTTGTTTTAGTAACAATATCACGGTCAGTTTCTACCTGAACTCCACGTTTTAAAACTAATTTCAAAGCTGGGCTATTTGAAACAATCTTGAACATTAGAGCTGAACCCTCAGCTAGTTTTTTAGATCGTACAATTTGAGCGCCTAAAACATCAGCGTAAGTTCCGTTGATAAGAGCATTTGCTCCTACTTCTGAACCAATGTTTTTTGCGTTTGCATCTTTACGAATTTTTGCCGCATCTTTAGGATTGACGATAAGAACATAGGCTTGTGCATCCTCATCATTAAAGATATCCAATGCAGCTTGAACCCCGTCAACGTTTGCTTTAGTAGAAACAGTTTGAGAGGTAGTCTTAGCTGCGCTCAATAAGTCGTCATCGACTTTATTTGCAAGAGATAGCCCAAGTTGTTTATTAGATTCTCCAATTGGATCACCATAACCAGATAATGCGGCTTCATCCGTGATTTCTGTACCTTTTGCAGCTTTTTTAATTTTCACTGACTTAGTAGTAGTTCCGATTTTATCTAACGAAATTTCTCCGCCTTCTGCAACATCAGCAGCATCGCCAATATAAGTAAAAGCTGGGAATTTCAAAGTATTACCTGGTTGTCCTTGAAGTGTTGTGTCAACTTGTGCAAGAGGTGCAAACCTAAGTGCTTTATTCAATTCGTATGAAACAATTGGTGCAAGCACCTCTGGATTTACTAAGTCTGCAAGTGTTGTTTTTGTTTTGACATTTTAATAGCCTCCTGTTAATTTTTTAAATTCATCTGGATTTGATTTTGCTAATTCAGCTTTTTCAGCATAAGTCATCGAATCAAATTTTTCTTTATCGACTGATATTACATTACCCGGAACACGTTTAGGCGTTGTTCCTGTGTTTCGTGCTTTTTCCCACTGTGAGCGTTGATTATCAAGTAAATTGAGGAAAGTTTTTACATTACTGTAAGTTTTTTCTTCATCAACATCAACTAACAATCCTAATTCAGCAGCACTCAAAGCAATTCCACTTTCTTTCAACACTTCATCAGCTTGACTGGTAATGTTTGAAATTTTGATTTGTGCTTTAAGGCTTGCGATTTCATCGTCTTTAGCTTTTTGAAGTTCGGCAGCTTTTTCTTCGTCAGATTTTTCTTTAACTGACTTTTTGCCACCTTTTTCAAGTTCTTCAATACGAGACAGCGCTTGGTCAAGCTGTGTTTTTGTTTCATTTTTTTCAGCCTGCTCTTTACCAATTCGTTTTTGAAGCTTTTCGACAATTTTGTCATTGTCAGTTGATTGTTCTTGTTGCTCTTCTACGTTTGTTTCTGTTTCTGTTTCAGTTTCTGAACCAGCTTCAGACGTCTCATCGGCTGCTTCTTCTGCGAACAGTTGCAAATTAAGGGGTAAAAGTTCTGTTTGTTCCATTTCTGGTTCCTCCTACTCGCATTTAAAGACTTGGGAGTCTGATTTTCTCGTGTTTTATTTAGTGTCCACAACGTTCGGAAACGGACATAAGAAAAACCCATGGAATACCAAGGATTTAAAGTTTATTTGCTATAATTGAATTACTGGCTCATTTGCCTAGTATCTAGTAGAAAGGAAAAATAATTTGAGTTCTATAAAAAATGCTTACATCAAGTTCTGGTACACATTGATTTTGGTAGCTAATCAGAAAAAAGATTCAGATGCTGAATTAGTGGTTTTGACTTCCAATGGTACGTATATTGGCAAACCTGTATCTTCAAGCGAACTTGAAACAGACTTTGTAAACCAAGCTTGGGAAATGATTTTTTCAGAGAGTAAAACAAATAAATTTTCTGAAGAAATAAGCTTAATACATTTGAAAAATGTTAGGACACTTGATAACTCTGAATCCTATGGTACCTTGACAATTTTTGCGGAAGATGTTTTAGGTATCAGCGGAAATGGCGATTTAACTGCTCCGTCTGACGACTGATTATCCCCGATAATATCTCTGGGGAACCAATCCCTTTGACTTTATAACTAAAAGGCTGTAACTGGACAGCCTTTTTTGGTTCCTTATTTCTGTTACTTTCCTGAGTATTTTCTTCAAAGCTATAATCAATTTGAGAAAGATTATCTAAACCATCGATTTTCCCCATAAACGTAACAGTAATTTCAGAAAAATTATTACTATCAGAGTTAATTGTAACGTTCGTCAAATGTTTTATTTTTGCACCATTAACTATCAACCCTTCATTAAATTTCACTTCGTTGTATTTCGGTTCATTATTCATTGAAATCTACCCTTTCTTTTATTGCACAATTCTTCAATCGCTTTGTCAGCTTCTGTCCTGTCATCAAAAGCTTGCTTGTACTCATCTTGACTGATTACTTTCCTATCAAGTAAATCATCCCAGAAACCTTTATCATCAACATGCGGTGCTGTGCTGCATCTACAGAACGGATGCATGTTTGGTGCATTAATACCAGGCGACATATCTTTAAGCTTGAAAATTTTACCATTCAATGCCCCACAGATAGGACAAGCTGACGGTTCAGCAATATACTCATAACTTTCAATATCGGCTTTTTTATAGCTTTCTTCTTGAATAGCTGTTTGAATTCTCGTTGTTTCTGAAACTAGCAATCGTTGAGCATTGTAAGTGGCATTGAGCTTTCCCTTTTCTGTCATCAGCCTTTTAAGTTGTTGGGCTAGTGCTTTCGGATTGATTCCACCAGTTACTGAACGAATAAGAAGTTTTTCAATATCAGCTTTCAATTCAAATTGATATTGCCAAAGCTTGTCAGAGAAACTGGTAAATCCTTCAACCTTATAACTTCCATTTAGCACTGATTCAACTAAACTGTTATAGCCTTTCTTTGGAACGCTTAAACCAAGTATACCGGCTTGTCTTTCAAATTCTGTGAGGGCTGCGCCAGTCAAACTTTTTGAGAAATATTTATCCAAGTCATCAAATACAGAAATAAGCTCCAGACCAATATTTGCTTTCAGAAGTTCTAAACGATTCACTCTCATGGTCAAGTTATAAAGTTTCAACACTTGATTTGCTTGGTGCGAAAAGTCTTTTTCTTCTACGTATTTCTTAGCTTTATTGGCAAATGCTTTGACATCCATTTTATCCGCACGTTTCATGGCTTCACTAATAGAAATTCCTTGACCATTCGCAAAGTTCTGCCAGTTGGCATTGATTTCTTTTTGAATAGCCTCTTGAGCTTCAAATAGCTTATCCATGATTTGCTTCATGCGTTTGGTGTCATCTTTGATTTGTTGCTCTTGCCAAGCTTTCTCACGTTTTTTCCAGTAATCAGGAGTTTTCATAGGTTACTCCTCATTTGTTTCAGAAACTACTGTATCTGTTCCCTTTTCACTAGGTTGCTTGTCCTGGTCAAAGATAGCTGTAGAATCTTCTTCTTTTTTGATTTTTTCCATTTCAGCTTGGACATCTGGAATAACAGATATGACACTTAAAGCAGTTTCTTGGCTTGTGATTCCCATAAGGATATTAGCAGTCTCTGCTTGTTCCTTAATATCTTTAGGCTCATTACGTGTAAAGGTGTACTCAATATCTTTCCAAGAGTCTTTGTTCGAAACATTCGTACTTAACTCACAAAATAGTTTGTATCGACTATTCAAAGAAGATTGGAACTTACGTTGAAATGACAAAGCTAAGTTACTCATTGCTTGAAGCTTGTAAGCTAACGAGACACCACTTGATGACCCGAAAGATTCATCAGAGATATTCGCAACCATTGTAGTTTGGAAGATTAATTTAGTCAGTCTGTCCAATAGATTTTCTGTTTGAAAATCACTATCCGGCTTTTCTAAGAATTTGACATCTACTTTTGAAGCAGAACCACTTTGATTATTCTGATTCTTATCATAATAATTAATTAGACGATTATCTTTGATATTTTTAGCATCTTCTTCGTCTATTTCTGCTCCCATGAAAACCAAATACTGATCGCTAAAATAATCAACGTCATTTGCTTTTTCACTAATAGCTTTATTAAAAGCGTTGACTAATGAAATAACAGATTCAAAGATACTCATTCGTTCTTCGTTGAAATAGAACTCTACAACTGGTAAATCTGGATATGGGTTGTAAGTCCCTTCTCCAAAGCTAATTTCGTCATTTTCTCCGCTGATTTTAATAGTTTCAAGTAGAGTATAAACTTCTCCTTGAAGTTTTTTGTCCTCGTCAACACCATATCTCACGGCAAATAAAGGCTCTTGTTTGACTGTATCGTCATAGACCATAAACATATTTTCTGGACTATTATAAACAACATTCGTTTGAGTGTCCTCGTCTTGATACAAAAACTCAAAAGCTCGTCCATAAATACATGCCATTTTTGCAAGTTCTGATTCTTCATCTTCCATATCATTCAAATTATCAAATTCTTGTAATTTAGTAAGTATTTCTTTATCTGAATGTGACTTTTTAACTGGAATCCCATTAAAGTAACCTGTGAAAGTATCAACGATATATTTAGTGAAATTAACAGCTAAACGATTGTCAGGCTTCCAAGAGTCTTTTGCCGGTTCATCATCAATAGCCATAATTCCAAGATACATATTTTTTAAGTACTCATACCGAGCAACTTCTAATTTATGTTTTTCCATAAACTTGGTAACCACTTCAACTGTGATTGGTTCATCTTTTGAAAATGTCATTAATTTAGGTGGTTTGTATTTCAATTATAAATCTCCTTTTATATTTTAAATGATTTTAATCCGGCTTTTATTCGCTTACCACTCATTGTCTCAGCAATCCCGGTTGTTGCATCGGGCGCATCATCGTGTTTATTTTTACCTTCACGCTGATAAGTTGTCATTGCTTGATAGTATTCTGGGAAACGAGTCCGCCAGTCATTAGGAAATCGAACGTGCTGTTCTATCCAATAACTATTGGAATAAATTCGGGCTTCTTTATTATTTCCTTGGAAGAAATCTTCTACAGCACAAGCAACTTTACCTTGAATCTTATCCCTGACAGAACGAGCAAAAGACCGACCGCCATTGTTGCGCTCGATTCTTGATGCATTCACTCTGTTATTAATTAATTGATTGGCCACTGCATTTTCTGTGTATTCCATCGGCTTTTGAGTGTAAATAATGTCTAGCACATCTGCAAAGCCGTCTGAGGTTTCGCCCCACACAATCGAACAGAGATAGTCTTTCCCAGTGTCTGCAGTATCGCAATAGTTCCAAATCTTTTTGTACTCTGAACGAGCATTGTAGGTTTGGAACTCACTATATAATCGACCTTTGACATCAATCGGCTCTTGTTGGTAGTTGGCGCTGGCAATATCAGCACCCATTGTTTTTACTTTGCGCTTATAATCTTCAAGAGTCAGAACGTCATCACAAAGCATTTCATTTGTCTGTTCATTGAAAGCTTTAAAATTAATATGCTTTACTCGATAGCCATTCTTAGGTAGTTCACGCAAAGCTCGTCCGGCTAAATCTTCACTATGCCAACGAGTCATATTGATTATGATTTTACCGCCTGACTCCAAACGTGAAAGCATGGTATTAACAAACCAGTCCCAATGTTTTTCTAATACTGTCGCGTTGTTAGCTTCCTCAGCATTCTTGATAACATCATCAATGATAATAATGTCAGCACCAAAACCTGTTGCAGTCCCTGTTGGAGAGGTTGCCAGATAGTTATTATAGCCGTCCGACAAACTCCAAAGGTTTTTCGCAGCATCTCCATACTTAATTGCAGCATCGAAAATATCAGAGTAAACGATTTTGTTCTCATCTGCTTTTTCTTCTTGAAGCGTATTACGAACATTTTTAGAAAAGACAGTAGATAAAGTTTCGTTATATGAACCAGTCATGATTTTCTTCGTGTGGTCATTACCAAGCACCCACTCTACAAATTTACCAAGCGTGAGAGATTTCCCATGACGTGGTGGAAGATTCAAAACTAAAACATCATGCTCATTATCATTTAGAAATGACTGAAACTCTTCACACATAGTCACTAAATAAGCCCTATCACGTTTATAAAAGCTTGGCATGATGAGATTACAGTAATCAAAGAAAAAGCGCTTAGACAGCTCAATTTTTGCCCCTAGCGCTATTTTATCCATCACGACTCGCCAACTTTCTAAGTTCTTCTGTCGATAAGTCTACAAAAGGATTGGTTTTGACTGAACCAGATAATTCAACTTTGCTTGTATAATCACCATCCATTTTATTAAGAGTGTCAATTGCCTTAATCATGTCAGCTTCTTTTTCGGCATTTTTAGCTATCTCTGATAGAGTGACCATTCGCTCTTTACGAGTCATTATAGCAGCATCTTGAGCTTCTTCTTGGAGTTCCTTATACCTTACCAAAACCTTACCAAAAAGTTCGCTTGCTTTTACATCTACAGTTGAATCTTTCCACTTTGATGATTGCTTAAATGCTTCTCTGTATGCTTTTCGTTGGCTCATGCCAGAAATTAGGCATTGAACAAATTTTTCATGTCTTGCATTTTCTAAAACTGGCATTTAATCTCCTTTCCAACAATAAAAGGCTGCCCATTGGACAACCTGTAATAAAATATAATAGCAAGTCAGGGAGTCGAACCCTGCGCACTCTCCAGTGGTGCTTTCCTTGCTACGCTGGTTTTCTCGTCCAGCAACGTCTCGCTACGTAAAGTAGCCACTAACAATAGAAGTATATCCAACCGAACGAATTACATTTTGTTTGCTTTCGCTGATAACTTCATAATACAAGTATATCAGCAAAAACAAGGGGCAACACTCCAATTTCGTGCCTTTTTCGTGTCGTTTTTATCCCAATTTGACCCATGCTTTCAAATGAAATATCCAATATGAGGGTTTATATCTTTTCTGAATCGGTAGTAAATAAACTTCGCTTTCTTTTCTGAAATCTCAATCCCTTCATTATCAAGTTCCATCATTACTCTGTACCATGTAAAGCCACCATAACCACAGTGTTTTAGCTTGATTATTTCTTTTTCCTCCTTGATTAAAGGTTCATACCATAGGTTGAATTGGTACATCAGGTCTTTGAGATTGATGTATTCCTCATCATTTTCAAGCGCTTCTTTATTTAAGACGTGACTTTCAGGTTCCGAACCGCCAGAATAAGCTGTATGGATTCCTAAGTTATCTACTTTTTGTTTATAAAGATATCTGCTTTCAATTGATTTTATTCTGGCTTCAAGTCTGCCATTAACGTAATCTCCAATAATTCTATCT